CAACCCGCGTTCTAATTCCAATGACAACATTGGCTTCCGCCCCGCTTAACCTGGAAATCCTCTAACCTACAGCTTAAGGGCTGTGGTACGCGACCAGGTAAAGGGTTATGTATCCTTGCCGAAAGGCAAAAAATATAGGTTAGGAACGGACGTACTTTAGTAGCTTCGGCGAACGGTGCGACACGCTGAAAAAGAAAAACGGAAGGTAGTTACAATGGCAAAACGCGTAGGCAACATATATCTTCCGAACTGTAACTATACCTGTCTGTATAACGCCTATCGGAAAGCCGCAAAGGGTAAGCGGTACCGTGGTGACGTTTTACAATTTACTGATAACCTTGAAGGAAATCTGTTAGCCCTGTTAGACGACTTAAAGAACCATACCTATACTGTAGGCGCGTACCGGGAATTTTACGTTTATGAGCCAAAGAAAAGGCTTATTATGGCGCTTCCATTTCGTGATCGCGTCGCCCAGTGGTGGGTGTATTCTTTACTTTACCCTATCTTTGATAAAACTTTCATAGAAGACAGTTACGCTTGTCGGCGTGGTAAAGGCCAAAAGGCCGCCGCTGATCGGCTGCAAGATATGTTAAAGCAGGCCGAAATTTTAGGCGGTAAGTGGTATTACCTTAAGCTGGATATAGCGAAATACTTCTACAGAATTTACCATGATAAGCTTATGGAAATTCTGGAAAGAAAAATTAAAGACCCGGATATGCTGGACCTGTTAAACGTTATCGTAAAAGGTGACGGTACAAATGCTTTCGGTTTATCTATATGTGACAATGTAGAAGACGCCGAACGCCTTACTGACCGCGGTATGCCTATCGGTAATCTGACAAGCCAGCTTTTAGCAAATGTCTATTTGAATGAGTTAGACCAGTTCTGTAAAAAGGTACTGGGAACAAAATTCTATATACGTTACATGGACGACGTAATAATACTTTCACAGAGTAAGGAAGAATTACACGAAATCAAAGAACGTATAAGTAAGTTCCTGGACAAAGAACTACAGCTTGCTTTAAACAAAAAGACTTGTATACGTCCGGTATCTATGGGTATCCAGTTCGTAGGCTTACATATCTGGTCTACACACAGAACTGTAAGAAAGTCTACTTCTTTACGTATTAAACGCCGACTTAAGGCAGCTGCAAAACAGTACGTAGCAGGGAATCTTACTTACGAAAGATATAACAGCACGTTACAGTCTTATATGGGTATGATGAAACATAACGACTGTTACCGCTTTAAAATGCAGCTGTTAGAAGACGTAGAAACGATAATAAATGAAAGTGGGGTAGCAGCATGACCGGAGATACAACAATGTCTTTTGCTTTACTTATTGCCCTTGTTACGATCGCCTGTACGATATATAACACACT